TCAGGTGTATTCTTTAGACTATTACCTGATACTAAGGTAGTACAAGGATTATCAGCAGAGGAAGAAAGTAAGCTAGATAGTGAACTCTCAGATATAGAACAAGATGTAATAGAAATAATAAACCAACAAGCTCTTAGAGTACCAGTATTTGAAGCAGTTAAATTATTAATTGTAACTGGTAATACTGCATTATATAAAGCTAAAGGTGGTACTTTTAAAGTATTTAGTCCTTACCAGTATGTAGTACAAAGAGATTATGTAGGTGACTTATTATATGCTGTAATAAAAGAGAAGATTAGCTGGGAAGTCCTTCCTGAAGATGTACAGAATCAATTAGAAGAGAAAGCTAAAGATGGTAATACAGATGTAGTAGACAATACAGGTAAAGGTTTTAAACAAGTAGATATATACACTACTATTATGAGGGATGGTAATAAGTTTAAAGTCAAACAAGAAGTAGATGATATCACTATAAAAGGAACTGAGAAGGTCTATAATAAAGAAGAGCTTCCATACTTATTCTTGAGATGGAATACTGTAAACAATGAATCTTATGGAAGAGGTCTAGTAGAACAGTATTTAGGTGACTTAAGAAGCTTAGAAGGATTAACTCAAACTATTGTAGAAGGTAGCGGAATATCAGCTATGCACTTATTTGGTTTAAGGGCAGGTTCTACATTAAAAGTTGAAGACTTAAACAATGCTAGAAATGGGCAGTTTGTATTAGGAGACTTAGAGAGAGAAGTAAGTACACTACAAGTCAATAAAACAGCTGACTTACAAGTACCACTAAAACTAATGGAGATGTTAGAACAGAGAATTGCAAAAGCCTTTCTTGTACTAGGAGGACAGATTAGAGACTCAGAGAGAACTACAGCAGCTGAAGTAAGAGCTACAGTAGCAGAGTTAGAATCTACACTAGGAGGTATTTTTAGTGTATTAGCTAATGAGTTCCAGAAACCTTTAATTACTTTAATGTTAAAAGAACTATCACCAGAGGCTTTAAAAGTAGCAACACCTAGTATTACTACAGGTATTAGCGCTATTAGTAGAGAAAGAGATTTTCAAAATCTAAATACTATGCTACAATCAGTTGCACAGTTAGGTGGGGATGTATTAACTAAATATATGAACATTGATAGGTATCTAGCAGAAGTAGCTACAGCTCTAGGAGTTAGCTCAGAAGGGCTTATTAAGACACCTGAGCAGATACAACAAGAAGAACAACAAGCATTACAGATGCAACAACAACAAGTAGAACAACAGCAACAACTAGAAGGGTTTAAGGCTGGAATGAAAGGAGGTAATCAATAGTGGCAGAAAAGAAAACAGTCTCAAAGAAAGAGACACCTATTAAATATAGAGCTGACTTTAAGAGTTGGGAAGAATATAATAAATATAAAGGTAAGAAGGGGTAACTAATATGGAGAATACAGGAGAGAGTGTAGCTACTACACCACAAGAAGAAGTAGCATCAGCAGTATTGAATGAGACTGAGATTCAAGAAGCATTAGGGGGATCTACTGAAGAAGAGGTAGTACTTCCTAGTGAACAAGAAGAGTTTGAGTTACCTGAGAAGTTTAAAGGTAAGTCAGCTGAAGAAATTGCTAAAGCTTATACTGAATTAGAAAAACTTAAGGCTAGACAAACAGAGGAAGAGACAGAAGAAGAGCCTACTGTTGAAGGAGAGTTTGAAGAATCAGATGAGATTGACTTAGGAGATTATTATAAACAATACATAGAAACTGGAGAATTTGATGCAGAAGCCTTATCTGAACTTGGAGTAGATGTTGATGAAGTGAGAGACCAGTTTGAGTATGCTGCATATAAGCAACAAAAAGCAGTGTCAGCTGTATTAGACCCTATTGGGGTAACTATGGATGAAGTTACTGAAGCAGCCTCTTGGTTATCAGAGACACAAGGAGAAGCTGAAGCTGAAGCCTTAAATGAAGCACTAGCTAATAGTACTGTATCAGTCCAAAGAGTTCTTATCAAAGGTCTTATGGACTCATATAAAGAAGCTAATAATATAGCTCCTGATGTACTACATACTGGTGAGCCTCAGTCATTACCTTCTCAAGGGTATAAAACTCAAGATGAATTCTTTAAGGATATAGGGTCTCCTGAGTATCAAAATAACCCTAAGTTTAGAGAAGCTGTAGAGAAGAAAATGGCTAAATCTAATATATTCTAAGAGTCCTTACTAGGGCTCACTTGAGCCACTAAACTCTCTCCTAGTGGTTCTATTGAGTCCTAGTAACTCTACTCAAGGGTAGATGGAATAGATAAACTCAGAATAATTATTTTGATAAGGTAAGTGTGTATATTATTGATATACTAACTAAGGGTTACACCTACACTACATAAGTAGTAATAAGTCCTATATGGCAAAGGAAATAAATATATGGCATCTATGGTTGCAACTCTCCCAAATAAGGATACTTCACGTAGTACAGCACTAAAACTGTATACAGGAGAGGTTATTAAAGCATTTCGTGAGAGAAATATTGGACTAGGTCTAATTAAATCACGTACAATCTCAGGAGGTAAATCAGCTCAGTTCATTGTAACAGGAGAAGCTGATGAGGCAGATATTCAAACACACACAAGAGGTGAGGAAGTAGTAAGTAAAGTACTTGCAAATGATGAAGTAACTATTACAGTAAATACTCGTTATGTACACTCACACTTCCTTGATACTCTTGATGAGAAACTAGCACAGTATGAAGTACGTAGTGAGTTAGCATTTCAATCAGGACAAGTACTAGCTACTAAGATTGATAAGGATGTATTTAAACTGCTAGGTAATACTGTACCAGCTATGACACCACTAGCAGGACAAAAAGCAGCATCAACAGTTGTTGCAGTAGGTTATGATGCAGCTACTACAGCTGAAGCAAAAGGTAATGCTATTATTGAAGCTTTCTATAAAGGTAAAACTGAACTAGATAGTAAAAATGTAGTAGATACACCTAATGTTGTTGTAGCTCCTGAAGATTATTACAATATTGTACAATCTACTAGAGGTGTAAATGCTGACTGGACATCAGGTAATGGTGGTATTGATTCAGGTAAGTTTAAACAAATTGCAGGTTTTAGTGTTCTTACTACTAACCATTTAGATAAGACAACTAACCCTAAACTAATTGCACTAATGTTCACTAAGGATGTTGCAGGTGTAGTTAAGGCAATGGATATTCAATCTGAATCTAACTATGATTTCCGTAGACTAGGATACCAACTTACTAGCTTCTATGCTATGGGTATGGCACCTTTGAATCCTACGAGTATGGTAGTAATTAACTCTGATGCAGTTTAGAGAGTAATGTAGATGAGACTTATACATAGCGGAAACATGTGTAATCTCTTCTGCTCCAAGTGTGGGGTCTTTTTGACCTCTTCACTTAAAGGGACAGGAAGAGGAGCTACATGTAAAAAATGTAGTAATAAGAGAAAGAGAGAAGAGAGAAAAAAGAGGCAAATCAAAAACCAATTTTCCCTTATTAAGTTACTTGGTGGTAAATGCAGTGCTTGTAGTAAAGAAGCTACTAAAGAGAATATGGTATGTTTTGATTTTCACCATATAGACGCTTCTAATAAAGAAGACACTATCTCAAATATGTTGGGCGAGAGTAGAACTTATAAAGAAATAGAGAGAGAGGCTAAGAAGTGTGTATTATTATGTGCATGTTGTCATAGACTATACCACCATAAGAATGGTTATTAATCAGTATCCATAGGATGCTGGTGAGTGAATAAAATGAACGATAAGGAGAAAATATATAAATGAGCTTAACAATTTTTCAAGATGGAACTGTATGGAGTAAATCATTACTAGATATGATTAATACTTCATTGTTATCAATAGGGGAGACTCCTTTTGTAGAAGGTACAGACCCTAAGTCTATTCCATTAGGCACAGATGGAGAAACAGCAAGTAGAATCATAAAAAGAACTATGATAGAGGTACAAGCTAGAGGATGGTATTTTAATACAGACTATGACTTTGAACTTGTACCAGACACTAATGGGTTTATAGCTATGCCACCTAATACATTAAAAGTAGATTTTGGATACACAGCTTATCCTAATAGGTATGTATTAAAGAATGGGCAGATATATGATGTAGAAGAGAAAACATTTTATATAGGTAAGAAGTTAAAAGCTGATATTATATGGTTAGTAGACTATCAAGATTTACCCCCTGAAGCTTATGAGTATATAGCATTAAGAGCTGCTAGAAAATTTCAACAGAGTGTTATAGGCTCTACTGAATTAGCACAGTTCACAGGACTAGATGAACAAGATGCTTTAATAAACTTACAAAGACTACAACTACAGCTTAGTGATTATAGGCTTAGAAATGATAGAGTCAATACTAGAATACATAATGGTTATTTAGTAGAAGGACTTTATGGAGCATCTAGTAGGAGAAAATATTAATGCCTAGTAAATTAATTAATCATACACTAAAAAATATAACAGCTGGTGTATCTCAACAAACAGATGAGTTAGCTTTTGAATCTCAAGTAGAAGAAATGCTTAATTGTATGCCATCATTAGCTAGAGGAGTATTAAGGAGAAACCCTATATCTTCATCTATGAAGTTGTTAACATCTAGGGGAGACCAAATAACCCCTGATGATTCTACATATATCTACTCTTATGACAGAGGCACAGATAATGAACAATACATAGTAGTAGTAGATTCTTCTTATACTTTAAGAGTATATAATATTAATACACTAGGAGATAATTATCCTTTACATGAACAAAGTGTTAGTTATTTTAATCCTCTTAATAAGACTCCAAGAGAATGTTTAGATGCTGTAACTATAGGAGATCACACATTTATTTCTAACTCTTTAGTTACTCCTAGTATGTATCCAACTACTGGAACACAAGAAGATATGGACAAATGGGAGAAGTTAGCCTTTTACTGGATTAAGAAGACAACTGGTGTAGTAACATCTCAGAAAACTACTGGTGATTCTACTACAAGTGATGCAGGGTCTATAATGGAAGGGTACACATACAAGTTAAATGGTGTTACTAAGCAAGGCTATAAAGCTACTTCTCCTTATGATAATACAAAGGAGCAATTAACAGCTGAACAAATAGCTACAGCATTAGTAACAGGTCAATGTGATAATGGAAGTGGTACTCTTGTAGATGCTTATCCAGATAGTACTTCTTTAGGAGCTACATATACAAGTGAAGGGGTCTTTGTAGTTAAATCAGGAGACATTACTGAGTGGGAATTTGAAGATTCTTTTGGTAATCAAGCATCATTAGGTGTATGGAAAGAAATAGATGATGCAGATAAACTACCAGCTAAACTCCCTAAGACTATAGGTGGAGTTTCTATGGATGGTTTTATAGTGAGAGTATCAGGAGGGACTTCAAGCAATGATGATGATTACTTCCTAAAGTATGATGCTTCTAAAGAGACTTGGACAGAGACTAGAAACCCTTATGCTACTTATCAAATAAACCCTAATACTATGCCGCATGTATTATATGGGCTCACAGATGGTAGTGGTAATAGAGTATTTACAGTAGATACTTATAAAGAGGTATCTGAGGATGGTACTACATTATTAGATATTGCTTGGAAAGATAGGCTAGTTGGGGATGAAAAGACAAATGAAGCTCCATCTTTTATAGGTAAGAGTATAAATAGAGTATTCTTTCATAAGAATAGATTAGGGTTTTTAACTGTTGATGGAGTAGTATTATCATCTACAGGAGATTATGGGAACTACTTTGGACAAACAGTACAGGAAGTATTAGATGATGATCCTATAGATATAGCGGTATCTACTACAAATGTAACAGCTCTAAGAGATGTTGTTACAACTACAGGGACACTTGTACTATTTTCAGATAGGGCTCAATTTACTTTATCTTCAGGTGATAGAACTCTTACAC